ATAAATATTTTATTATTTATATTGATTATAAATAAAAAACCCCCGCATTTCTGCGAGGGTAATTAACCAAAATCAAAACTTATTATATGAAAGTGTAAAAGTAATAATTTTTTTTATAAGTTTGTACAATGAAAAGATATTTTTTATTATTATTTTTAATTGTAAGCTGTTCAACAGATGAACAAAACTGCCGATGCACAGCCAAATATAGACTGTTTAGTCAAAGCGGTTTCTTTTACGTTGAAAATACAGAAATTGATTGTGAAACAAAACAACCTATAAAACTAATTCAACCCGATGCTATCTTTTGCGGATGCGTTGATTAATTAATTTATTATGCCAAGACCTTTTGGAACTAAAAATATTGAAACACCAGAAAAGATGTGGGAACACTTTTTAGCTTATAAAAAACAAGTTAAAGATAATCCTATTATTGTTAAAGATTGGGTTGGTAAAGATGCTACCGATGTATTTAGAGAAAAAGAAAAACCATTAACTTTTATAGGGTTTCAAAACTACCTTGATGACCAAGAAATTATAACCGATGTTACTGATTACTTTGAGAATAAAGACAATAGATATAGTGATTTTATCCGTATCTGTTCACGTATTAAGAGAAATATTCAAGACGACCAAATCGCTGGAGGTATGGTAGGTATTTACAACCCGAGCATTACACAAAGATTAAACGGATTAACCGATAATGTAGATTTGACTACTAAAGGTAAAGAGATACAAACATCGCCTACTTCAATACAAGTGGAAATAATTAAAAATGAAGATACAAGCGACTAATGTATTTGAAAGGAATTACAATGCTTTAAGTAGTGGTAATTACAAGTACATCATCAATAGTGGCTCATCTCGTTCAAGTAAAACCTTTTCAATTATTCAAATCTTTTGGATATTAGCTTGGACAAAAGAGCGCACAAAGTTAGCAGTTTTTAGAAATACTAAAAAGGACTGTAAAGATACCATACTTCAAGATATGCTTAAATACTACCCAACTTTGGAAAATTGGGATAGCATCAAGTATAATAAAACAGAAAGCACTTTGACTTTTCCTAATGGTTCAACTATCTACATTGAGGGTACTGATGATGAATTGAAAGTACACGGATACCATTCTGATTATCTTTGGTTTAATGAAATCTACAAAGTACCTTTAGAAGTGTTTAACCAGTTGGATATGCGTTGTAGCAGTGTTGTTTTCTTAGATTACAACCCGATTGGTAAAATGTGGAGCGATGACTTAATAAAGCAAGACAACGCAATAGTACTGCACAGCACCTTTAAAGATAATCCGTTTTGTCCTTTAGAACAGAAAAAGAAAATACTATCATACGAGCCAACGGAATATAATATACAGCAGAATACAGCTTCGGACTACCTTTGGACCGTTTACGGATTAGGATTAAAAGCCGAAAAACCAAACAGAATTTTCAGTAATTGGAAAATAATGACAGATAAAGAGTTTGAAGATTTGCCTTACCCAATGTACTACGGAATGGATTTTGGACTTTCCGCTCCGAGTACTTTAGTAGCAATGAAATTCGATGGAGATACTTCTTTTTTCTTTAAAGAAATCCTGTATAAGCCAATGAATAAAATGTCAGGCACTTTGTCAGAGGAATTATTTAACTTAGGAATTGACCGAAACATTGAAATAATTTGTGATAGTTCCAACGAAATAAACGAAACAGAAGGCAGAAAGCTAAAAAATAGCGGTTTTAATGTAATATTTGCTTTAAAAGGCAAAGGAAGTGTAAAAGCTGGAATTGAACTATTACAAAAGAAAAATGTTTATTACACCAAGTCTAGTACAAACTTAGAACAGGAATACGAAAATCATAGCTGGAGAATTGTACAAGGGTTGCAGTTAGATGAGCCAGAGCAAGGCAATGACCACTTAATAGATGCCTGTAAGTACGTTTCTAATTGGTATGCTAGGACACGTTATTTAACGTAAAATAAAAATAATTAATTATTTATATCAATTATAAATAATAATTAATACATTTGTAAAATTATAATTATTGTCGTGATGACAAAGATTAATTTATGGTAACAAAATCATTCAGTTTATTTGGTCGTGAAATATGGCGTGCCGAACGTGATAGGTCAGGTCAGTTTTTTTATACCTTACTTGGTGGTAATAGCTTTGATGACAATGGTAAATATTTAGAGCTTTATTTCAAAAATCCAGTATTAAATACTATTGTTAATCTACGTTCAGAGTTGTATTCTCAAATGAAGATACAGCACTTCGACAAAAATGATAAAGTAATCGAAAGCAGTCCTTACGTTAATTTACTTTACAATCCAAACTACTTTCAATCAAAAGAAGATTTTTTTTACCAACAAATGGTATTCTTATCAACTTCAGGTAACAACTATATTTATCAAAAGAAAGCGTTTGCAAACGAACTACCAAAAGCAATTTATAATCTTATTCCAAGTGAGATTGATTTAAACGATATCCAAAAGTTAAATAAATTCTTAGTTACCAAACAAGATATTAACGCTTTTAACAATCGTAAAATCAAATATAAACTTGATGGACAGACTTATGACTTGTATTTAACAGATATTCTGCCCTTGTATGACTTAGCAAATGGATTAAAGGATAATACATTTATGCAATCGCCAAGCCGAGTTAAGGCAATCTATAAAGTGCTTTGTAATATCGATGAAAACTTAGCATCAAAGAATATTAATCTTAAGATGTCGCAAAAGTACTTAAGTAAAAACGAGAGTACTGGGAACGAGGCACAAATAAAAGAAGATGACCGTAAGAATATAGACAAGGCAATCTATAATAAATCTTTAATTCTTACCAATGCTAATATTAGTGTTCAGCATTTAGTTACTGATATGAAAAAACTGTTTTTAGATGAGCAGTTTGCGGATGATGCTAATAAATGCCTATTAGCTTTTGGATTAAATAAAGACGTACTTAACTACTTTGCTAAAGATAGCACATTTGAAAATCAGGAAAAAGGCACTATTAAATACATTCAAAACTCAATACAATCTACTGCCGATAATACAATGAACTCTTTATCTTCACAATGGGGATTATTAGATAAAGGCGAAAGATTAAAAGCGAGTTATGACCACTTGGCAGTAATGCAGTCAATAGTAGTAGATAAAATCAATAGTTTTAAAGCAATGCAAGAAGCTATTAAGTTAGGTCTTGAAAACACTACAATAACTACAGCAGAAGCGGTTAAAATGAGTAATGAATTTAAAATGAAATTAGGGTTATGAGTACAAAATTAAATTTACCACAAATCAATAAGCAAATGGACTTAGAAAAGATTAAAAAAGAAAATCCAAGTCTTTATGCTTCAATTCAGCAAAAGAATAAATCATTTAATAAAACAGTTAAAAAATGATAACAATAAAAGAGTTTCCAGATAAACAGTTCCAAAATAAAGAGGATATGTTTAAAGAGTTAAGAGAAAATAAAAACACTCTTATTGCTCAAAAAAAAATGATTACAAAAGAAGCTGATGCGATTTCTTATTGTGTAATAATTGAAAATGAAAAAGGAGAAACGACTAAAGCCGATGCAGTTAGTGTAGCCGATATATCTACTTTAAAAGCAAAGTTAGTTATTAATACTACCAACTTAATGGATAGCCATTCAGACGTACATTTTAAGGGTACTTGGAATAAATCAGCAAAAGAAATTAAAAGCGCATTATTATTACAAGAACATAAAATGACATTTGACCATATAATTAGCGATGAAGTTAAAGCAGAAATTAAAACTATGCAATGGTCAGATTTAGGATTAAATCTAAAAGGTGATACGGAAGCGTTGATTTTTAACGCAACTATATCTAAACAGCGTAATCCTTATATGTTTGAGCAATACGCTAAAGGATATGTTAAAGAGCATTCAGTTGGTATGCGATATGTTAAACTTGAATTAGCAATCAATTCAGATAACAAATGGGATGTTGAAGAAAAAGAAGTTTGGGATAAATATTACCCAGAAATAGCAAATAAAGAAGTAGCAGATGAAAGAGGTTACTTTTGGGCAGTTACAGAAGCAAAAATAGTAGAGGGTTCGGCAGTTGTAAAAGGGTCGAACTATGCTACGCCAACAATATCAATCGAAGCCGTTAAAGACACTCCGATTATTACCGAGCCGTTGAAAGACACTCAAAAAGAAGAGCAACAAATAAAAGAATTATTAAACAAATTTAAAAAGTAAAATGGAAGATTTAATTAAAGAATTAGGCA